CTATTTTTCTCAGAAGTATGGCGAGAAAAAGGAGGTTTTGATGTGGTGATTGGGAATCCGCCTTATGTAAGGGTTCAAGGAATTGATAAAATCAGCAAGGATGTTTTCATCATTCTTCAATACTTCATTGAGCAGTATGTCGTCGATCTACTTAGAGATGCAAACTTTGCGGCTATCCATGCAGGCAGGGTTAAACTCATGCCCATTGATATCCAGTTTGTGTCATCAGTCGCTGAAGGAGGACCTAACCCGTACTCTGTACAAGGAGACCTCGTATGTGATGAAGACGAAGTTGAAGCCATCCATGAAAATAAATTGCAAGGTATTGTAGATGCATGCTAAATGTATTTAAACAAAAAGGATTTTCACCAAAATGTCATCACCAGAGAATTTACGTAATAGAAGTCACGATTCCGATAAGGATTCACAACACGAGGATAAGAACTCAGTTCACGATGCGTCTCCACGTACTCCTGATCGAAGTAGAGACAGCGATAGAAGCCGTGAACCTTCGCACATTATGGAAGGCAAATATGCTATCCTCATGGAGACAAACGGACGAGAAGTAGAAAGTTGGATGTACTTTATTCGCAGGGAAGGAAACGAAGAAGCACTCAAACATCTTGAACAGCAGCTTAATAAAGTTGATTGGCATATTATCGATGATCTCTCGACTTTCGACCTTGACCTTCAAGACTCTGTCAGTGCGCAAACAGCAAAAGAAATGACAAAAATTGACTTAAATGCATACTCATTCCATCGGAAATTTGATGGGAAACTTGACATGATTAACCTCGAGTTTCGCAAACGAGACGATGATGAAACTAAAATGTGTAAAACGTTCGATCAACTTGGATATGGTCAGATTGAAGATTATATTTCTGACGAAGATATCGATGACGAAGATCTGGAAACAGATAGCGACCGATCTCGATCATCCGACGAATCCGAATCAGAATCCGAATCTGAGTCTGATCATGAACAGAGAGAAGGGAGAGAAGGGAGAGAAGGAAGAGAGAATAGGGCAAAGAGGCCAGCTCGCGTTCCTTCAAGTCTTAATGATGGCCGGGCAAGACACCGTAAGAGGTCACTGTAGGTAACTTATAACCTAGCCCTCCATACTCTCCTATATCCCAAGGTTGATCTCCCATACTCATAATTACAGTGAACCCCCTAGAATGAATATCACGTCTTGCCGCTAACTTTGTTTCCCACGAGTTAGTATTATGAGAAGGTTGGAAATACATCGACTCATATGCAGTTATCCCAATCGAATGAAGCTGTTTCTGAGTCCACTCTACATTTGTAGGAGAACTCGGACGACTTGTAACGATGATAGGAGTTATTCCTATCATCTTAGCATAGTCATATACTGACGCAACTGAATGAATACGTTTCCCATTTTTATCAAGGAGTGTATCATCAATATCAAACACAATTGCGGCGTTTCTAGGAATTTGCATCTGATTCAAAACTTGAATCGCGTGCATCGCAAAATATTCCAATTCACGATTCAAATCGCGAACACTCATCTCTTTTCTTATTAAATCAAACTTCTTAAGAAGTTACTTAACACTTTCCTTAAACAACCCAGATCATCACTATCATAAAAAGAAACATAAACAAACCCACAATAATACCTACAAGAATCGGTGGCATTTTCCTAAAGAATTTCTTCAAAAGAAATTGAGGCTCACTCCTCTTACGCACTTCTTCAAACAAAGACATTGGGTTATCATTCGTTAACGTAATCTCGTCGCATAACAACACACAATCTTGTAATTTCCAACTCCCTTTTGCCACATCAAACAACTCGTGTGTCTCAGGACCTATAGGAAGACACCTACCATCAATACACTGAAAACGAACATTATCTATATTACTCAACCCCAATGAGGCCAATGTCAACACATACACAGGGGATATATGATTCTCCTGTACCGCATCAGTTCCATCGAAGCTAGGAAGGATCGACCCATTGCGACTATGGAAGTAAAGAGGAACCGTATTTGGAACTGGTTGGTTATATGTTACAAAGCACGCTCCAGCACCCTTCAACGAACCAAGATCAAAGGGATCATAGATAAGCGAAACACTTTCCATAGGATATGGTGGAGTTTGGGAACGCTTAGCATAAAACATTTTCATACCGTAAGGAAGCGGCGCTATCATAGGAGAAACTGCATAGAAAGTACCCTTTAATTCCCATCCTTCAGGCTGTGGACATCTAACCGATGTATTGCCATCCTTATCCCTCACTCTTTCCGCGACTTGGATATATCCTTGGCCGCTCTTGTTCCAAAAAATACAAAAAGGAGCTATAATTGGTGGAATATACGATCCTAAAACACTACTCCCCATTTGTACTATGAAGAGAAAATGCTCATACTCTAAACCTCAACCTCGCGTAATTAGAACAATACGTGGAGGTAAGTAGGTAAGTAATATTAATACCATCAGTGCTTCTTCCTCATCATTACGTTCGGAACCCAACACGTCGTAACTCTCCAATTATATATGCTTCAATATCTTCAAGTTTTATAGTATAAGCTACCTCTATCAGAGTGATCCCATGTTCTCTACATATTCTTCGTTTCATATCATCACGGTATTTTTGCAGGGTTAGCCCATCTTTGCTCCTATGGAAGTAAGGAACGTATTTGTAATGTTGCACGCCATTGTATTCTACAGCAAGCCGCAGTTCAGTGTCATAGCAATCTAACTCAAGATTGAAGTTACCTCCTGTTACTGGGTTCCGCAAGAAGTCAGGGCGAGCCTTGTGGAAAGGGCGCTTGAAGAGTTTCTGGAGTACTCTACGACACTCCGCTTCACCTTTGCTTTCTTGAGGTGGCCCTCGTCGTTTCGGTCGTTCTAGGGGAGGTATATACATGTCTCTACCTCTTCCTCCTGACCACACTGAACGTGACCCACGGTACCCTTTAATTATTCGGTAGCAGCCGACAATTATTAGAAAGAAGATGCATATTCCAAGGAAGACTTCGAAACCATAATCTTGCCACCAACTTTGTATTCGTGTGAGACCAAACATCCTTTATCTTCATTTAGCATATTTTAAGCGCGTTTATCTCGCGCGAGATTTAAATTAAGACCTAATTTAAGCCTCTGATAATAAAAGGAAGATGTCCAAGACACAAATCACAAAAGTATATGACGATCCTTGTGATGCCTACTATAAGATATTCACCGATATCGGAAACAAGGACTATAACCATAAGTACTTGTCACCCTTCGAATTCGAGGAGGATATAGTTAAAAAAGCTGCAAAGTCATTCGGGGAAGGATATGTGTTAAATACTTGTAATACTAACCCAAACTTCTTCTCTACACTTCCACGGTACGGTTTCGCACTTCTCCTCCATATCGCCACAACTTTAGGCGATACTAGCGAAGGAATTGGGTTTGTTCCACCTAAACAAGGGATTTCCAAGAAATTCAACAAACTCATGAGAGTTTATCATAAATTACCTGAGACTAAGTTCATCGATAGAGCTATCAAGAAAATGAGGAAATTATGTGATCTGAAACCCGATGACTTCATACATAACCTTATCGTCGCTGTAGGAGGATTCCATCGTCCTCAACCTCCAAGAATACTAGACTTTGTTAGTCCAGTTTTGGAAGGATTCTTAAACAAATGCGTATACAAAATTGAACCGGAAAATGAAGGTAAAGACCTCAACATTTTCCCAACAGAGGACACAGCCGCTGCTATCATGTATCTCTTCAATTCCTTTAAGTACAACGGTCTCGTCATCCCAGGAGACAAAATTGGCCTAATTGTACCAATATACTCTCCATACCTTGAATTCCCAACACTTCGTGACTACGATCTCACTCAAGTTTGTATCTCCGCAAATCAAGACTTATATTGGGAAATTCAACCGCAAGAATTGGCGAAGTTAAAGGATATTCGCGCGCTCCTCCTTGTAAACCCCTCAAATCCCGCCGCCGTATCCCTGACTGAGAATAACGCCAGAGATATCGCGAATGTCGTAAGGAAAACGAACAAAGACCTCATTATCATTGAAGATAACGCCTATGCATCCTTTGCAAATGAATTCAACTCCCTCTTCAATCTTCTACCAAGAAACACCATTTCCATCTATTCTTTCTCCGACTACTTCGGAGCAACCGGATGGAAACTTGGATCCATTGCGATACACGAAAGCAACGTAATAGATAGCTCCCTCTTGAAAAAAGTAGACGACTCCGTACATGACAGATACAAAATGATCACCCATAACTCAAAACGAGCGAAATTCATCGACAGAGTTGCTATGGATTCCAGGGAAGTAGCGGAAACCGCGAACGCGGGACTCTCAAGCCCGCAGCAAATATTGATGGCTCTTTTTGCCACACAAGAATTACTAGATACCCATCATGTTTATGGAAATACCATCAAAGGCATCCTACTTGAACGCCTCGAACACGTAATACAACCTCTTGAATACAATATCGAAAATATAAACATCCTCAGCAATTTCCATGTGGCTCTCGACATACAGAAAATTGCGAACACATTAATGGGTGGATGCGAATTCGGCAACTACCTCGAGAAGGAGCGAGATCCTCTCGAATTCATCCAACAACTTGCTAAAGAATATGGAACATGTGTCATGCCTGCCGTCGCATTCGCAGGACCATTCTGGGGAATACGTATCTGTCTCGCGAGTCTCCCCTCAGACGCATACATACTCGTCGGCAACAATATTAGAAGTCTTATAGACATGTACTACGAACAATTTAAAGAGTGGGAAAGAAAAGAACAGAAGAAAACCCTCAAAGAAGCTAAGAAGAAACTGAAATAAAAAAGTCAAATAATATACAAACTTTATATATCATCAGACTCCCTGCTGTCACATATAGTCATATATTTATCTAAGCAACATACAACACACTCTTTGCCAGGAATACCACATACTTTTGTCTCGTCATCACCAACGTTATGTACATCACTAACATAATGTTTACACAATGGTGATAAGGACATAGGAAGTCCCCGTTCCTTGCGGCAGTCACAACACGGCCAGTAGCATCGTGCCTTACGCGGCCAGCAACTACCTATTTTCCTATCATCGAATAATTGTTTCTCTTCAGGAAAAACGCCCTGTCTTGAATACCAGACATATTTATCATACATTTGACATGAATACCAAAGTCCACAAAAAGAGCACTCATACAGTGTATGCTGGAAGTTGTGTCGTTTATCACAAATGAA